AGCAATGGTACTGTCATTATAATCTGTTGCGTAACTTTCATATACCACAAAATTTTCAACTGGTAACAATTCAATTGCTACTCCAACTCCGCTTACATAATATTCGTGATTGCTGACAGCAATTGAGTTCATTGTACCAGTACCGGTTTGCAATATCACTGCTGGCCCGTTGGGTACCGCGCTGACTGTAAACTTAATTCCATTGGCTGCAATTGATCTCACGTAGTATGTTTTGCCGGCTTCTAGTCCGCCCAGGGTAGGGGTCAGAAATACCACTTCCTGTCCAATATATAAATCAGTGGCTGCATAATAGGTGATGTAATTTGTTCCCGCCTCTGTGGCTGTGCATTGGAAACTGTTGGTGCCCGATCCATACCTGGCAGGCACAACGTCGCCGGTGAATCGTACTTTGAGACCATTGGTAAACACCACACCATTTGGGCTTGTATATGTTTCCTTGCCAATAATACTGTCAACATCTAGAGTGTTGCTGTTGACCGGCTCAACCAACAGGATACGTCCAAAAATTTCTGAGTTGGTGCCAGATTGATAATACAATGTGTTTTGTACTGCACTCAACAACGGAATACTACGAATAACTCCGGCAGCATCTTTGTACCATTGAGTACTGCTGTATTCTGCGCCATAACTGATTGTCCATTTTTCTAAATTATTAATTGTTGCCGCTTCTGTCAATTGCAGATAATCTATCCCATCTACTGTGGTATAGGTAATAAGATATTTTTGCGTGAGTACAGGATTGTTAATAAAAATCAACGTGCGATTGTTTAAGTTGGTGGTACCATCGATACCACCAGTTGCAACAATAAAATCAATCAAGGGTTGCCCGTTGATATCATTGTAGGCCAATTCAGTTACCAAATCAATTGTGCCAATGCTGGTCAGAGTTTCATAGTAAAAACTCTGCGCAGTTTTTAAGGGCGCATTAAAAACAACAGTGCCAGAGTTTTCGCCATTGTTGGTTACTCCATACACATCTCTACTGCTGATGTTTGGTGTGGCTGGTATAACGCCTGCTATACCTGGAGCAGATTGAATCCAAAATTGATCAGTAACTTGGAATGTATAACTGCCGCCGCGTACCAACTCAATAACAGGATTGTTTCCAACTACCCCAGAAAAATTATACACATTGTTGTTAGTGGTGACCACAAAATTATCAGTGGTAGCAATGCCAGCAGATGCCACATCCACAGCGGCAGGGCCTCCTGGTAGCCAGTAGTATTGACTGAAGTTTATAAATGCATCAAAGTCAACAAATGGATCCCAGGTATAGTATTCACTTGAATATAACCTGTCTGGTCTACTGCTGTTGCCGCCTTGAAATCCCACAGCATCATTAATCCCTGGGTAGGTGATAGCATTTTTAATTGTATTGGTGTCAGGTACCAGGCTGACCACTCCTGGTTCAAGTTGATAGTTGGCTCGAGTTTTTGTGGGTTCAACCACGTACTTGTCGTTGGGGTTTACGCCCGGACCCACTGTGCGGCCAATGAATCCTTGTGTTTTTCTAAAGTTGGGTTCTTGGATCAGTTGATCAAGAGTGGCTGCCAAGAATTGTTTGTTGGCATCAGTCTGAAAAATCTCAGGAAGGAAATCTACGCTACGTGTGTTGGCCATTAAATTACTCCGCTACCAGGTGCGGTACGCAAATTGGTACTGGTCAATGCTTCAATAACTTCAATGTTGTTGATTGTTGCACCATTTACAAATATTTCATTTGGTGCTGAACGAATCTCATATAGATCGCCAAAGTACTTTTGGCTGTTGAGTGGCACCAAGACCACTGAACTGATAATTGTTCCAAGTTCTCTATGTAGATAAGCCGCAAGTTCTGAGAAGTAAAATGTGTCCCCAAAGTTCCATTTGTCAATTGAAAAGTATGTGTTCATGGAGGCAACTACATTACTTTTGATTTCGCTTGTGCTGGCAGTGCTACCGGTGGCTTTGATTACCTTGATTGTAGCACGTAGTTCTTGAGCGGCTTTTTCGCCAAACAATGGTTTGAATATGACTGAATTTAAAATAATGTTGTCACTCAACATTTTGTAATTTTGTAGGCCTTGGTATTCAGTTGACAACTCGTCAATAGTGGGCACATTAGGCTCTATCACTGTACCTGTGGTATCACGAATCCAGTTTTGATAGGCAGTATAATAACTCAAAGTAACAACATACAAGTCAATAATATTGGTTGTGCCCGGATCAATACGTGCAGTCAACGGTGCATTGTGGCGGTATTGAAAATACAGACTTTGGCGGCCAGTTTTTGCAACCCATTCATTGGTTACATTGACCAGGGTTCTTGCTCCAGTATAACTCACTGACAACTGATAGAACGCCGCTTGGTCGTAAGCGTAAAATACTTGACCTGGTGTCCAGGCACTTTTTTGCAATTCAATCTCATCGTATGTGCCATAGTCACTGGTAACAATACCTGGCTCTACCAACAAATAGCGTTGTAGATTGTCAAAGTCCACGGTCTTTTGAAGGTACACATACTTTTGTGTGGGATCAGTTGTAGGGGCAACAATTTCACTAAAGAAGTCTGGATTGTCTGGCACACCATCATTGTCACTGTCACGATATCCCACCAGCACCTGAAAGTCATCAACATAGCCGTCACTCTCAACAGGTTGTCCAATGATGGTCATATAGATATCACCGGGCAAATGATCTGTAGAGTCAGGTCTAGTATTCACTGCCAACACATTGATAAAGTCCTTGATCACTGTGCCTGTGCGACTGTCGTAAATTTGCCCACCGTCATAGTAGAAGAAACGTGTTTGTAACACAGATCCAAATGAGTATGCTAGACCGCGGAAGGTCACAGTGTAATTTTGATTTTGTACTACAAATTGTATCAACCATGATGCATCCTGATTGGTGCCTGACGTGTTACCAGCATAGGTCTGGCTCCAGGTGCTGTCTTGTGCAAGGTTGGTGCTGGTAATTAGATACCAAGAATCAGGTGTGCCAGTGATGTCGCCGTTGTTGTCATATCCCAGACCAAAGTTGCGATTCAACAAAATTTGTTCAGCAATGCTTTGTTCTATTGATACAGGTAGATCAGTAACAAACAAAGGAATAATTGTGTCAACTAATGCGCCAGTTGGCACAAAGTTATTGAGTGCAACAGGGCCTGCACCAGATGGCAAGTTGCCAAGACCATTGTTGTAACCACTGCCAACGATACTGATAGGACTGGCCCAAATTTCCAGACGCTGATCTGCCGAGGTTGGCACCCCTGTTTGTAATTTATTGTTCTTGTCAAAATATTGTCCAGCGGGTGGAACAAACTTGATTAAACTGCCCACGGCCACATACTTGAATGCTGTGGTTGTGGTTGATCCTACTGGGATTGGAGATCCAGTAGGCCAGGTAGTTGAGTAAACTGCGTTTTTGAAGTAACCGGTGGTTTCGTTGGCCAAGGTGGTGCTTTGTGTCCAACTTGCGCCAGTGACCCAGGTAGTTGCACCATATGTAGGCAATGTGGTGGCAGTGACTCTGGGAAAGTTTTCATAATAAAACTGCCGCATGGTATTCGCACTAATAGTCGGCTGTACTTGGTTGCCTACAAAGTCAGCGATCTCATTGCGATTGGTCCAAGAGAACAAGATAGTGGGAAGAATGTTTTGTTCCCATAAACCGCCATCGCTACCAAATGAATTGGTACTGGAATATTTGCCTGTGTTGTCAACCAGGTCAAGATAACGACTGGTACCAATTGACGCACGATTCAACGCCTTGCTTTTGACAATGGAGTTGTATTGAGTATACGGAAAGAGGTTGTAGTCTTCGCCATTGACCATACGGTCTTGGGTATAGTAACGTGCAGGAGCACGTTGTTTGATAGCATCAATAGTTTCACGTGCCTGGCTGTTTGAAACAGGTTGTGTGATGCCGCAAGTGAACGTGAGAGTTTCAAGGTTGCCTGCGCGACTGATATAACTGATTGGAATCTGAACCGCTTGCATTTCTGCAGGGTTGATAATGTATTGCAAACCATTTGAAGCACGAACATACGCACGGAATGTTCCTACTGGTATTTCGCTGAACACGCCATCGCCAAACACCATGGTGATTTGGTCGTTGGTTCTTGATGTAACAGTATAGATAGGGCGCAGACTTGTGCCCACTTGCTCGGCACCGGCTGCATAAATGTTTTCAGTGTAGGCCCACTCACGATTGACGCTGCCAACATTGTCTAACTGAAACAACCAACGGTCTTCGTTGTTGATGCCTTCAATGTTGATGTTCACTGTGCGGTTACTGACTTTTTCAGACAAGTTGAAATCTTGGTTTTGTAGCACACCTTGCTTGAACATAAAGAAGTAGCCAGTGTTGGCCGACTGGAATCCCAGGCTGTCATTACGGAACAGGATGTTAAATGGTTGGTTGGCCTGCGGCGATGGCTCGTACAAATAAGTCTCGCCGACCGATGTTGATGTCATGGCCTCAAAGGGCATGTTCACGCCATCCACTGTGGCTGTGTATGGTACTATTGGCAAATAGCCCGGCACCAGATTAATACCATATTCGCTGGTGACTACCCCCAACAAAGTTTGTTTGTTGCCAGGTCGTCCAACTTTTTGTGTGTCTACTAAACTGGCATTGATAATTGTAGTAAACTGTTCTTGCCAGTCAGGGTTGGTTTGGTCAGCCCAGTTTACTGTGTAATTTGCCAAGTTTACACCTTGATAGTCCACAACGTTTTCTGTTGTGGTAACTGAAAATACTTTTAACAAACCTTGTGCGGCAATGTTACGTTTGGCAGTGTAACTCACTAGATTGGCTAAACGTACCACTGAGTCACGACGCTCGGCCGTGTCCATGTAGTTTTCTCTGGTGTTAAGATCTGTACGGAAAGCCAGTGCCTGCCCCATGAACGCAATGACATCCAAGAGCGCAATGTATTCTGACGATTCAATATAGTCATTGAATGTTTCTGGATAGTACAAGCGCAGATAATCAACAAAACTTTTGCGCAGAGTTTCAAAATCATAACTTTGAAAGTCGGCTTCGCGATAGGTCTGATAGATTTGTTTCCAATCTTGTACACCAAATATCGCTGTTTGTCTAGTTGTTTTTGCCATTGTACTGAGCCTCTATTGTTTATTTATTGATTTCAAAAACGGCTTAGTTTATACGTAGGAGGCCGAACGTTGTTGTAAATTAAAGAAAATGCTCAGTCTTTCAGCGTCTGTGCTGGGCACCACTGCCAGTTGAATTTCAAGTAGTATGCCATTCTCTTGGGGATACACCTGTGTGTCGCTGATGTATATCCGTGGATCGCCGCCGGCTACCCGTTGTACTTCGGCTACTATACTGGTTTGTAAATCTTCCAGTTGATTCTCAAACAAAAAATCCCACAAGGTGGTCCCGTAGGCAGGACGGCCGGGCAGTTGGCCTTGACGTATATTAAATGCGTTTAGCAGATCACGTTTGATCAACTCAAAGTCCGTGAGAGTGAACTTTTTGTATTGTTTTTGTGTGTTGAATCCAATAAATGTTTGTGCCATATGGTATTTATAGGTGCTTATTCGTTGGCACCACGCCCTTCAATCTTGAGACTCAATGCATACAATCTTTGTTTTTGTTGAGTTGATAATGCCAATGTGGCTTGAACTTTTGCGGCAATGGCATCAACTGAGAATTCTGTACTTTTTATTGTGGCCTGTTCGCTGGCGGGCAGAGTAGCAAACGAGTCAACTATTGCTGTAACTACAGGAAGACCATTAATATTATAGTAGTTGCGGATGGCATCACGTTCAGAGTTGAGTGCGTCATACTGCGCTTGTGTAATAGTTTGTTGATTTTCCAAAGCGGCAAATTTTGGATCTAGCGCAGCGAACTTTTGTCCAGTGGGATTGAGGTAATTGTTGAAATATGCTGTGGCTCGATCTATGTATTCTTGTGCTGTGCCTGTACTGGCCTTGGCTGTGTAACTAGGCACAGGGATTTTTGGATCACCTACTACTCTGGTGCTGGCAGCATCCAGTGTGGCTCGATTCACTGTGTCTATCTTGGGCACAGGAATATCTTGTTGTTTGAATGCTGTGGGTATCTTGGTGTTGACCAAGTTTACTGCGAACGCACTGTCGCGCACAGAACTTGAAAAGGCTGCTTGTATTGAGCCTGTGGCATCGCCTGGAATAGGTAAGCCTTTTGCAA